GTAGTAAATTCAGAAAAATGGATTAATAGAACAGACAATATTTCTATCACTCCTTTATATGGATTGGATAATCCTGCAACACGACCTGAAGTAAAAATATTAATTTCAAAAAATACCCCCAAAAAATTTGGCGATGATAATCCAATGAGAGACCCAATCACTGCTTTAAAGGTATCTAAAAAGTTAAAAGGTAGAAAAAACTATTGGCAAGAAGGTGAAAATAATCCAGCTAAAAGACCTGAAGTTAGAAAAAAGTTAAGTAGACCTGGCAATACTAATCCTTTTTATGGAAAGACTCATTCGGATGAGTTAAAGCATAACACATCTTTAAGATTCAAAGACATACCTAAAGAAAAGGTTAAATGTCCCCATTGTGATACAATTGGTGGAAAAAATACTATGGGTAGGTGGCATTTTGAAAATTGTAAGAGAAAGGAAAAACTTGAGAGTAAACAATAAAAATAAATATTGACACTAGCACATATTAGTGTTATAATCATTGAATGGATCATTACACAACCTTAGGAGTGGCTAGAAATGCCACTCCAGATGAAATTAAAAAAGCATATAGGAAAATGGCAAGTCAATATCACCCTGACAAAGGGGGAGATACTGCCAAATTTCAAAAAATTGAAGAAGCTTATCGTATTCTCATAGACCCAAACTCTAGACAACAATACGACAACCCAATGCCTCATGGTATGCCTGGTGGATTTGGTTTCCCAGGCGGTGGTTTTCATTTCCAAACTGGTGGGATTAATATCAACGACTTCTTTGGTCAATTCTTTGGGCAACCTCCCCATCAACAAAGAACACAAGTAATGCGAACCCATCTGATGGTATCTCTGCAGGATGCTTACAATGGAGTTAGCCATGTGATACAACTACAAACACCAACTGGACCTGTTGTCGCTAGCTTGGATATACCAAAAGGTATCAGAGATGGGATGCAAATCAAATATGATAATATCATAGGTGATGTTGGATTGTTGGTAGATTTTAGGATCATGCCAGATTTGAAATTTGAACGACAAAACGACGATCTATACTCTAACTATCCTATCTCTATCTTAGATTTAATAGTTGGAAATTCTTTTAAATTTATAACTATCTCTGGTAAAGAACTTGAAGTAGTAGTAAAACCAAAAACACAACCAAATACTCAACTCAAACTACCTGGTCATGGAATGCCTATGTATGGAACATCAGTCTATGGAGACCAAATCATCTTGATTAAACCCTTCATGCCTGATAATATAGATAAAACAATTATTGACAGTATTCTACAAGCTAAAACTCAATAAATAATCAGAGGACTACTTATGACTAATTCTCCCGAAATTGAATCAATCATTGAACATGCGATTGAATTCGCTAAAGAACATAACCATCAATATTGCACACTTGAACATTTGCTTTTGGCTTTGGTAACTCATCCGCCATTCAAAAAATGTTTGACTAGTTTTGGTGCAGATGTAGATATGATGATTGATGAAATCAAATCTTACTTGGTTTCATTACACGCTATTCAATCTAAAGATCCAAATACCATTCCAAGAAAAACAAATACTTTGGAAAGGGTAATGAACCGCAGCGTAACACAGGTTCTATTTACCGGACGCAGACAGGTACTTACTATTGATCTGTTTCTAAGCATTGCCGTTGAAGGTAATAGTCACGCACACTATTTCTTACTCAAATATGGGATCAATAAAGCAGAATTCGTTCAGCATTGGCAAAAGAATTACAAAGGTAATGACTACAATGGTAATCTAACTGACAACCAAGCTGAAGAAATCTTAGAAGAACATACTATCAATCTCACTAGGTTGGCAAAGGCTGGTAAACTCGAACCACTCATTGGCCGTAGCAAAGAACTTGATGACATCATCAATGTATTAGCTAAACGATTTAAATCTAACGCATTGTTAGTTGGTGATCCGGGTGTAGGTAAAACCGCTATCATCGAAGGATTGGCTCAACTTATCGTCAACGATGAAGTACCTGACTTTATCAAAGGTTATGAACTTTTCTCATTAGAGATTGGTTCATTGTTGGCAGGTAGTAAATATCGTGGTGACTTTGAAGAAAAAGTCAAACAGGTATTAGACGCTCTTAACACTAAAAAGAAAGCGATTCTCTTTATTGATGAAGCTCATACTATGCAAGGTGCTGGTAGCGCAAATAGCAACTCAGTTGATTTTGCAAATATGCTCAAACCAGCTATCACTAAGGGTACATTGAAAGTAATCGCTAGCACAACTTGGGAAGAATTCTACGAATCTTTCGAAAAAGATCGTGCTTTGATGCGTAGGTTCTATCGTATCAGCATTGATGAACCAAGCCAAGATACAACTATTCGTATCCTTAAAGGATTGAGCACTAGGTTAAATGACTTCCATGAAGTGGAAATCACCGAAGAAGCGATTACCGCGGCTGTAGAAACTGCTGGTAGGTATATCCATGATCGTAAGAACCCTGATAAATCCATTGATTTGTTAGATGCCGCTTGTGCTAAACAACGGGTATTGATGAACAAAGATGCTAAAATCACTAAAGAGTTGATTTTTGAACAGGTAGAGAAATTTACCGGTGTACCAGCTGATAAACTTAGTGGTGATGACTTTAACCGTATCTCTACCCTTGAAGTTAATATCAAAGGTAAACTCTATGGTCAAGATGAAACTGTAGATAAGGTATTGGAAAGGGTCTATGTATCATTTGCAGGTATCGGTAATGAAACTAAACCCACTGCTAGTTTCTTGTTCTTAGGACCTACTGGTACTGGTAAAACCGAAATGGCTAAGTTGCTATCTAAAAACTTAGATATGCCACTACTCAAATATGATATGAGCGAATATGGTGAAAAACATTCTGTATCAAGTTTGATTGGACCTCCCCCTGGATATGTTGGTTTTGGTGATAGCCAAGTATCTGGTGGCCGTTTGATTAATGATCTAAGCAAAAACCCTCATTCAATCATGCTATTTGATGAGGTAGAAAAAGCCCATCCAGATGTTTTCAATATCTTCTTACAAATCTTAGATGAAGGTAGGATCACTGGATCAAATGGTAAAGTAGTAAGTTGTAAGAATACCATTATCATTATGACTAGTAATTTAGGTTCTAGTGATAGTGAAAAGAATAATATTGGTTTTGGTAATCAGGAAAAAACAGGTGAGGATGACCGTGCATTGAAAGAATTCTTCAAACCTGAATTCAGAAACCGAATTGATATGGTTTGTAAATTCAATAAGCTAGATTTGCTTGCTATCAAGAAGATTGTTATCAAGTTTACTGATGATTTGAAAAAGAGTTTGTTGGATAAACATAATATCACACTTAACCTTACTGAGCCAGTAGTTGAGTATTTGGCTGAAAAGGGTTATGATAACAAGATGGGTGCTAGACCTCTTGCCCGTAAGATTGATGAATTATTGCGTGTACCATTGAGTAAAAAGATTTTGTTCCAACGAATCAAAAACTCTAATGTTACCGCTATCATTAGCAATGATGAGATTGACTTTAATATCGTACAGAAATCAACTGCAAAGGTAGGTGAAGATGGAATCATTCAAGTTGAAGGTTGAAGAACGCAACACTTTATTCTATAAGAAATATAGGTATAAAGCTGCTGTAACTATAAATGGAATTGGAAGGACTAGATATCTAAAAAGTATAGAACAATATGAATTGGATCTTATTACTTATAGAGAAAAGGATATGTCACCTTTCTATAAACCTAGGACTTTTGATTTCCCACAGATAGATAATTATTTTAAATGGAAAAATGAAAACAAAGGTAAAGATTATACTTTACGGTTAAATTCCAACAATGCTGATTTTTATAGCAATGATCTTGCCTTGTTACAATCATTAGATTCATTGGGTACCAAAGTAACATTTGTTGAAGCAAAAGCTCCGGTACATATGCCAAATGATGTAAAATATTTTAAAAATCAACCTAAATTCAAATTTAGGATCAGTATTAAAGGTAAAACACTAAGCAATCACGAAGTACAATGTATTGATGATATGATCAAACAGTATGAAAAGACCAATAGTATTAGACCCTCACCCGCTTTAAAACAATGGGCTGGTACTCAATCTAAATATCAGTTTAGATATTCACATGGATCATTTTTCATTGATTACAATGAAGAAAGTACATTGTCTTTGATGTTATTGATGTTGCCTAATGGTATATTAGGTAAAGGATACAAACTAGAAAAACGGCCTACTATTTGATAAATACTCTATAATGGAGTGTTTTCATGGCCAAGATTTATGAAGAAGTTGTCGTAATAAAGCTAAGTAAATTAGTTAAAGGCGACATTGATGTTACCCATTCTTTAGCAAGCTCAGAGGTTATTTCCGCTTTAGAGCAAGTGGTACAAGAGTTAGTTGGTGACAGTGTGGTAGTAGAAGTTGAGAGTGCATAATGTCATCTCAATCTACCACACTAATTTTATTACCACAAACCACTTATAATGGTGGTGGTACTGCCAATGTATATACTGTAACAGGCAATGCTCAACCAGCTGCCGCATATTATTTAAACAATAGTGATTTACAAACAGTTAACATTAATTTATCTAATGTCACTGGCAATATCGTCATCGAAGCCTCATTAGCTACAACTCCCGGTGTTGGTGATTGGTTTAGTGTTTATGAGTTAGAAGCATCTTCTTCTAATGTATCATCATATACTAATATACAAGGTAATTTTGTTTTTATGCGAGCCAAAGTAGTAGATTTCTCGCAAGGTGTGGTAAATTTCATTAAGTTAAGTTATTGATCATGGCTAAACAGATAGTAATCATGTCCGGCGGGTTTCATCCATTTCATGCTGGACATATGGCTTTATATAAATCAGCAATAGAAGCTTTTCCTGAAGCTGATGTATATGTTGCTGCTACAAATGATACTAAGAATAGACCTTTTCCTTTTGCCATAAAAGAGAAATTAGCCAAATTAGCTGGTGTAGATACTAGTAAATTTGTACAAGTTAAATCACCATTCCAACCTAGAGAGATTACTAGTCAATATGATCCTGAAAGAGATCAATTGATATTTGTCCGTAGTGAAAAAGATAGAGATGAAC